TCGAACCTCCTAGAGACTACTTGTCCATTAAGAAATCAAAGAAAGGACCTCTTAAGCAGATTGTTCCCTCCTATGCCAGTTTAAAGAATGCCTATACGTTACTTTGGGATATGCCTGGGAATACTGGTTATATTAATATTGTTGCAGTTATGCAGAAGTTCTTTGATCAAGCGATTTCTGGAAATTGGTCCTATAATCCGGAGCATTACGACAACTCTGAAGTTCCTGTTAGTGTAATGGCACAGGATCTTTTGACCACATATAAGTTGGGTTGGAAGACATCTTATTATCAGAATACTTATGATAATAAGACTGATGAAGTAGAACCAACGCACCCAATTGGATGGCATGATAATATCCCATCAGAAGTTGGTGTGCAAGGGAAGACTCAGTTGGGTAATTTACTTGAAGAACTAGAAAATGCTAATGAAGGGGAGTGTGAATCCTGTGCCATCTGATATTAAAGGAATGACGGTATTTAATACCAATGAAGTTGATATCAAAAAGCAACCTATGTTTTTTGGTGCTCCTCTAGGAGTTCAAAGATATGATAATTTTAAATATCCCGCCTTTGATAAACTTACAACACAGCAGTTAGGATACTTTTGGAGACCAGAAGAGGTATCTCTCCAAAAGGATCGTGGTGATTATCAATTACTTAGACCTGAACAGAAGCATATCTATACTTCTAATCTTAAGTATCAGATTATGTTAGATTCTGTGCAAGGTCGTGCTCCTGGTATGGCATTCATTCCTTATTGTTCTTTACCAGAACTAGAATCTTGTATGGAAGTGTGGCAGTTTATGGAGATGATTCATAGTCGGTCATATACTTATGTCATTAAGAATGTATATTCAAATCCTGCAGAGGTATTTGATACTATCATTAAAGATGAACGTATTCTAGAACGTGCTGCTAGTGTTACAGGAGCATATGATGAGTTTATCAATGATGCCCACGCATGGGATACTGGGTGTATGTGGACTGAGAGTGGTAGGGGATCTCCTACATCTAAATGGTGTATGAAGGATTTAAAACGTAAACTTTATAGGGCAGTCGCTAATGTTAACATCTTGGAAGGAATTCGGTTTTATGTTAGTTTTGCTTGTAGTTTTGCTTTTGGTGAACTCAAACTTATGGAGGGATCGGCTAAGATTATCTCCCTCATTGCCAGAGACGAGAACCAACACCTTGTATTAACTCAACAAATTTTAAAGAATTGGGCTAATGGTGATGATGTTGATATGGTACAGATAATGAAGGAAGAAGAGGAATGGACATATAAGCAGTTTGATTTATGTGTTAATGAAGAGAAGAAGTGGGCAGAGTATTTGTTTAAGCATGGGAGTATGATAGGTCTAAATGACAAACTTCTTTTTCAATACGTTGAATGGATTGCCAATAAGAGATTAAAGGCAGTTGGACTTAATCCTCAGTATGATATCTCTGCTAGGCATAACCCACTTCCTTGGACTCAGCATTGGATTTCATCTAAAGGACTCCAAGTTGCTCCTCAGGAGACAGAAGTTGAGTCCTATGTAGTTGGTGGTATTAGACAGGATGTTAAAAACGATACTTTCTCTGGATTTAAACTTTAATATCCAAATTCATCTACAACATCTAGTACTTTATTAAGATATTGTTCAGCACCACGACATTCTTGTTCAGTTAATTCACGTCTTTCACATCGTCCATACAATTCATTCTTAAGCTTATGTGCCCTTGCTTGCATATCTGCTTTGCGTAATTGACCATTCATAACAGGATCCCTTTCTGCATTAGTTATTTATATACATTTTACTAGAAATTACCTATTGTGTCCAATTCTAAATAACTTTATGACTGTACGAATTGGAAAGTGGAAACCACCGCAACGCCCTCAATGGGTGAAGGAGGTTATGAAAACCCCTGGTTATATAAGAATACAACTTTTACTTCTGATGATATTGACAATTTCTTCGGTTTCGTCTACTGTATTACAAATCTCCAGAACGGGAGACAGTACATCGGTCGTAAATATTTCTGGAAGTTTAGAACTCCAAGGGGAAAAAAGAGAAAAGTAAAATCGGAATCTGATTGGAAAAAGTATTATGGGTCTTCTGAGGAACTTAAGGAAGAAATTCAGCAATTGGGTAGACATAACTTTAGCAGAGTTATCCTCAGCTTACATAAAACAGCTGGCAAAACAAACTTCGAAGAAACCAGACAACTCTTTGTCAAGGGAGTGCTTACAGAGCAACTTGACAATGGCATCCCCAAGTACTACAATAGTAACATCCTCTCCAGATACTTCCGAAAAGATTATTATGGAACTTGATACAACTGATAAGGTAGTGGCATATGTAAGAGATTGGTCTGTTGATAAGATAGAAGAAGTAGAATCTATTGGGGATAAAGCAGCGATCTATGCGGAATTTGAGGAGTGGATAGAACTTGATAATATAGATAATATTGAAGTTTACTCTCTGGAAGAAGTAGAGAAAAAGGATGATTGAATTTTTGATTGCATGTTCTCCATTCTACTTTTTATAAGATTCCTTTATTCAGATATGAGTGGAATTGACAAAATAAAAAGCATCGGTTATACTTTTATTGTTGGACTGATCATCTGACAAGGGAGTGACCGAATTAAACTTGCTGGCAATAGGCTAGTTAAGGTGATGAGTCAGAGGTGGTACTCGCAGGGTGCATCTTGAGAAAGAAGCAAACTGAATCATTCTACCAGATGGGACTCATGCAACGCAGTAAAATTACTAAGAGTAGCAATGCCCTGTGTTTGTAAGCATACTCAAACCTTACCTCCCACCCAACTATATAAATGACCGTTATAAGATACTCATGAGAATTTTTCTAGATACTGCTGATACTGAAGTTATCAAAAAGCATTTTGTTACTGGATTAATAGATGGTGTTACTACCAATCCAACTCTTATTATGAAGAGTGGTAGAGACCCTGAAGAAGTATATCAAGAGCTTGCTGATTTGGGTGTATTAGATATTAGTATGGAAGTGGTTGGCACTTGTGATGAGATGGTTTCTGAGGGTCAAAGACTTGCTAAGAAGTTTCCTGAAGTTGCCACTATTAAAGTTCCTTGTACCGCTGATGGTCTAATGGCATGTGCTCTTCTTTCTAGAGACGCTATTAGAGTAAATGTAACATTAATTTTTGATGCAGCACAAGCAGTTCTTGCTGCTAAAGCAGGTGCAAGATATGTTTCACCGTTTGTAGGAAGACTTGATGATAATTCAGTTAATGGATTAGATGTTATTAAAGATATTTCTGAAATATATCAGGCACATTGGGTGAAGACAGAGATTCTTTCTGCTTCTATTAGAGGAGTTAAGGCAGTATCATCATCATTTGCTCTTGGGGCACAGGTATGTACTATACCACCAGGAGTTTTTGAGAAGATGTATAATCATGTTCTTACTGATAAGGGATTGGAATTATTTGATCAAGACTATCAAGAGACACTTAAACTGTTGGAGAAGTAATGATAATAGTTACAGGCGGTGCTGGATTTATTGGCAGCAATTTCGTTCATTATTTACTTGATGTAACTGATGATGAAGTTGTTGTCATTGATAGTCTTACGTATGCTGCTAATAAGGATTATGTTCCTAGTCAGGTTAAGTTGTTAGAGTGTGATATTGGAAATCAGGAATATGTGTATGAGATTTTTAATAAGTATAAACCTACTAAGGTATTTAATTTTGCTGCTGAGAGTCATGTAGATTCTTCTATTACAAATGTAGATCCTTTTATTAAAACAAATATTGTTGGGACAGTTAATTTATTAAGAGCAAGTGTAAAATATAATGTGCAGAAGTTTCATCATATATCTACTGATGAGGTGTATGGATCATTAGAGTATGATGATGAGCAGTTGTTTACTGAAGAAACACCATATGATCCTCGTAATCCATATTCTGCTACTAAAGCATCAGCAGAGCATATGGTAAGAGCGTGGAATAATACTTATGGAATTCCTTATCTTCTTACTAGTGCTGCTAATAATTATGGTCCTCGTCAGCATCCAGAAAAATTAATTCCTAAAGTTATTGATAATGCTTTGAATGATAGGGTGACAAATATGTATGGAGGAGGTCAGCAGATTAGAGACTGGATATATGTGAAGGATCATTGTTGTGCTATTTGGACTTTAGATCAACAGAATATTTTGAATGATAAGTTTAATATTGCTGCTGGGCATGAACTTCCTAATATAGAAGTGACTAAGAAGATTTTGGATATTCTTGATAAACCACATAGTTTGATTGGAGTATCAAATGGTCGTCCAGGTCAGGATCAAAGATATGGAACAGATTATTCTAAGTTACATAAAAGAACAGGATGGGTTCCACAAGAACAATTTGACATAGCACTACAAAGTACGGTACAATGGTATATGAGAGGTGACGGGTTTCACGACCCGTTATGATCCTAAACCGTTCTCTATCACACTTTCTGAATAATAGTAAGAAAGATGAGATGTAAGTGTAGACGGGAGTTTGGTTGAAATAGTCACCAACATTTCACCTCTCCCACCCGCCATCTTAGCTCAGTCGGTAGAGCAGGTCATTAGTAACGATCAGGTCGTAGGTTCAAGTCCTATAGATGGCACCATTCCCCACCCAATGGAATGTAGTTCAGTGGTAGAACGCTTGACTGTTAATCAGGTTGTCGCAGGTTCGAATCCTGCCATTCCAGTTTGGGGTAGTAGTTCAGTTGGTTAGAACATCTGCCTGTCACGCAGGAGGTCGTGGGTTCGAGTCCCATCTATCCCGTTAGTAAAAAACATTATGAAATTTAAAGCATTAGTTTTTATTCGATTAAGAGCACAGGTAGATGATTCTCCTGGTAATGCTGTTCGTGGTGCTTGTGGTAGACTTTCTAAATTGGATATTAGG